TTGCTACGCGCCACCGCCCTGCGCGCCGCCCAAGACAGCGGCCTAACGCATTGCCCATGCGCAGGGCCATGCAGGCACCACGCGGGCCGGCCGTGCGGTGTGCCACTCGACTACGAGCAAGGTCGCACGCCGAGCAGCGCCGAGCCGGACCACATCACGCCTCACGCTCGAGGCGGTAGGGACGAGCTCGCGAACATCCGGGTCATCTGCCGGCGATGCAACCAGGCGCGAGGTGGCCGGTCGCTACGCGCCAGCACGCCGGCCGTCCCGGCCACCACGACCACGCTCGTCACCTGGTGAGCAGCAGGGGGCCCCACCCCCTCCCCCTCGCCCGGCCGTCGCCCCCCGGGGCATAGCGAGATATCCCCCCGGCCCGATTTTCTCAGGACTCACCCACGCTTGGAGGGCCTCGTGACCGACCCCGCGACCACCTCCGAGCGCCTTCGTGCTCAGTTCGCCAAGGCCGCCGAGTCGGACGCCGCGATCGACGCGCTCCTCATCGAGGCGTGCCGCATCGCCGATCGCTTGGACCGCATTCACGAGATCGAGACAGGCAAGGTCGACTGGTTCGAGTTGCTGAGGTTCCGTACTCAGCGAGAAGCCGGGGACGAGATCACCGTGACGATCGACAACGTGATCAGCGAGGCCCGTCAACAGGCGAACACGTTGCGTTCGCTCGTCACCACGCTCATGCAGGCGCAGCCGTCAACCGCAGCCCAACCCAAGCCTGCCGCGAACCCTCTCGACGAGCTCCGTCTCCGGCGGGAGCGTCGCGCCGCCGGATAGCCAGGAGGACTTGTGGCGATTGCACTGCTTGGCACCCAAGCGCCACGTGTAGCCAACAGTCCCGCCTACGCATGGACCGCCGCGGACGACGCCGCATACCTGGCGTCCTCGTATGGCTTGACTCCCGATCCGTGGCAGTACGACGTGATCGCGGCGTGGCTGGGCGAGTCGAAGAATGGTCGCCTGGTGGCAGGTCGATGCGGTCTCGCGGTCCCCCGCCAGAATGGCAAGAACGGCGTTCTTGAGATCGTCGAGCTCTACAAGATGGTTGCGCAGGGCCGCAAGATCCTTCACACCGCGCACGAGGTCAAGACGGCCCGCAAGGCGTTCCTCCGGCTCAAGTCGTTCTTCGAGAACGAGCGCAAGTGGCCAGAGATGGCCGCGCTCGCCAAGGAGATTCGGCTAACCAACGGCCAAGAAGCGATCGTGCTCCATGCCGTCGATTGCGACGTGAAGGGGCACAGGAACACCGACTGCGGCTGCTCAGGCGGCGGCTCCGTCGAGTTCGTGGCCCGGTCGCGCGGTTCAGGTCGCGGCTTCACGGTCGACGACCTCGTGTGCGATGAGGCGCAGGAGCTCACCGACGAGCAACTCGAGGCGCTCCTGCCGACGATTTCCGCCTCGCCCCAGGGCGACCCCCAGCAGATTTACACGGGCACACCCCCTGTCCCGCGCGGACCCGGCGAAGTGTTCAGTCGTCTGCGTCGGGAGGGGGTGGCTGGGACGGCGAAGCGCCTGTCTTGGATTGAGTGGTCCATCCCGGACGACGTACTGCCCGAGGACGCGATCAAGCACTGGCGCGACAACGCCGCGGCGACCAACCCCGCCCTGGGCAAACGACTCAACCTCAGCACCGTTGAGGACGAGCTGGGGGCGATGAGCCCCGAGGGATTCTGTCGCGAGCGTCTCGGTCAATGGCCCTCTGGCGTTGCGCGCACGCGGGCGATCAAGGCCGCCGACTGGTCCGCCACTGCGGTCACGGAGCCGCCCACCGATGGTGTGCGCTCCTTCGGGGTTGCGTTCAATGTGGATGGCACCCGCGCCGCGCTTGCAGGATCCATAAAGCACGCAGGTGGCGTGTACGTCGAAGTCGTGGACGCCATGTCCGGCGACCTTGAGGCTGGCGTGGAGTCGCTGGCGAGTTGGCTGTCGGAGCGGTGGCGCCAGGTCGCCATGATCGCGATCTCGGGGCAGTCCTGGTCGGCGGCGCTCAAGCAAGCGCTCCTTGATCGCGGCGTACCGGATGTGGTGATTCACGTCCTGTCAGGCCCCGAGGTGTTCGCGTCGTCGTCCATGTTGCTAGATGCGCTCGTCGAATCGGCAAAGGCGGTACGTGACGGCGGGCAGCCGACACTGACGCACCCGCTGGGCCAAGAAACGGACCACCTCGAGAAGTCGGTCGCGGTGGTCGACAAGAAGCTCCGCGTCAAGACCTCCGGCGCGTGGGCGTGGGAAGCGACCACCGAGGACGGCGACGAGACGCCGGTCGAGGCCATCTCATTCGCCCATTGGGCGGCACGAACAAGCAAACGTAACCCGAACCGAACACAAGTTCTTCTGTAGGCCTTGGAGGGCAGCGATGAGCGTTGTTGTGGCACCTGCCCCGTACGGAGGGCCGTCGATCATCGCAAACGTCGACGAGCGCGAACTCGACATTATTCGCCAGCTGTTCCAGGTGTGGCAGGCGAAGTATCCGCGCAACGCCCTTCGAACGGTCTACGTCGAGGGGAAGATGCCTCTCCGGCCCACGGGGAACATCCCCGAGGAGTCGATGCGTCGCATCGAGGCGGTCCTTGGCTGGCCCGAGAAGGCCGTGTCCGTCCTTGCTGAGCGTTCGGTGTTTGAGGGGTTCGTCTCCGAGAAAGGGGAACCTGACCCCTTCGACCTGTCGCGGACGCTTGACGACAACCGATTCGACCTTGAGCTTCCCCAGGCAGTCTCCGCCGCATACAAGCACTCGTCGTCATTCATCACGACCGCGAACGGCGATGTTGCATCGGGCGAGCCCGAGGTTCTGGTTCTCCCGAGGTCCGCCGAGTGGTCTGCGGCGATCTGGGACGAACGCCGCCGTTGCATCAAGTCCTTCCTTGCCATCACCGAGATCGACTCGACGACTGGCCAGCCCACCGCGATGGACGTGTACCTCCCCGAGGTCGTGCTCATCCTGACCCGCCGCCCGTCCGGTTCGTGGGTGGCTGATCGCCGGCCAAATCCTCTGCGCGAGGTCCTTGTCGAGCCGCTTTCCTTCGACCCTCAGCTGCACCGACCCTTCGGCCGCTCGCGAGTGTCGCGCGCCGTCATGAACATCACAGACCACGCTCTCACGACGATTGTGCGGACGGAGATCGCGGCCGACTTCTACGCCGCCCCACGCATGTACGCACTCGGCGTTGCGGAGGACGCCTTCAAGCGGGGCAAGTGGAATGCGGCCATCGATCGCTGGTTCGCCATCACGCGAGACGAGAACGGCGACGTGCCCGTGGTGGGTCAGTTCGCCCAGATGACCACGCAGCCCCTCATTGAGCAGTACCGGCTCTACGCGACGATGTTCTCCGGCGAGACGGGCGTGCCAGTCTCGAACTTGGGCATCGTTACGGACAACCCGCCGTCAGCCGAGGCGCTCTACGCAGACGACCGGCGACTCGTCTCGATCGCCCTCCGCCAGAACCGCATCTTCGGCTCAGCGCTCAAGCGAGTCGCGCAGCGAATCATCCGGTTGCGCGACAAGACAGAAATCACCGACGAGATGCGCGGGATCTCGGCATCGTGGGCAAACCCGGCCTTCACGTCGCCCTCAACCTCTGCGGACGCGCTCGTCAAACTGGGCGAAGTGTTCCCGTGGCTCGGAGAATCCGAGGTCGCACTCGAGTTTGCGGGATTCTCGCGCTCCGAGATCAAGCGCCTACTTGCCGACAAGCGCCGCGCGCAGTCTATGGACCTGCTCCGTACGCTCGCGTCCACCACACCCCAGCAGTCGCAGGACGGTGAGCAGCTCGCCGAGGTTGCCTAATGGCTTCCGCGAGCGAGCAGGCTGAGTTTCTGCGCGCCGAGGCTGGCCTGCGCGCGCTCATCGAACGCCAGCTCTTGGCGACCATTACCGAGATCGCGAGCACAGGCGCGGATCCGCGGTGGGTTCGCGATCAGGTCTCGGCCATCACGCGGTCTATGGTCGCCGAGTTTGGATTCGCGGCGGCCTATCTTGCCGAGGACTGGTACAACGAGATCCGCGCAGGCGAACGCATCCCTGGCGAGTTCCTTGCAACCGCATCCACGCGCGACTTCACAAAGCAGGTGGATGAGACGGTTCGACGCGCCGTGGGCGACCTTTTCGGTGAAGCGCCCGACGTGAACAAGTTTGCGGTCGCTGTTGCGTCCCGCGCTGCCCAGTACGCAATTGACGGCGCACGCAACACCATCGTGGAGAACTCCATCCGCGACCCACACGCATCGGGTTGGGCGCGCGTGCCGCACGGCAAGACCTGCGACTTCTGTTTGATGCTCGTCGGCCGCGGCGGCGTGTACAAGGAGAGCACGGCGCGATTCAAGGCGCACCCCGGCTGCGACTGCGCTGCCGTCCCGTCGTGGGATTTGTCAGCGCCCGAGGTGCCGACCATCGCCTACCGCGCGTCCGAGCGCCTGGAGTCGCTTCGCGAGCGCGCCAAGAGCGGCGACAGGAGCGCCCAGCGCCGGTTGAGCAACCACCGCGCCCGGATTCGCGACTACATCGCGAACAACCAGGACGAGTTCGCGCGCCTTCGCCGCGCATACGACCTCACCCCCGCCTAGGGGCTCATCTTCCACGGTGTTTCTCCGTGGCCGCACGCGACGGTTTCGCGGTTCATGGGCGACGGCCCTCATACGGAAAGGGAGTTCGGTATGTCCGAGCAGACGGCCCCCACCACGGGCACGGAGAACACCACGAGCGAATCGAAGAAGGACGAGCCGAAGGTCGAGTTCCAGGCGATCACGTCGCAGGAGGAATTCGACAGGGCGATCCAGGCACGCATCGCTCGGGAGCGCGCGAAGTTCGCCGACTACGACGACTTGAAGGCCAAGGCCGCCAAGTTCACCGAGTGGGAGAACGCGCAGAAGACCGAGGCGCAGAAGGCGCAGGAGCGGCTCGAGGCCGCCGAGAGGCGCGCCGCCGAGCTCGAACTGAAGGTCATTCGCGCCGAGGTTGCGGCAGAGAAGGGCGTCCCCGCGGAACTGCTGACCGGAAGCACCCGCGACGAACTCATCGCCTCCGCAGATGCGCTCATCGAATTCAAGGGCACCCAGCCCACCGGCCCCGTCATCCCCGGCCAGGGGAAGCAGCCGGAACAGCCTGCCCCAGCGTCGGCGGACGACTGGCTCCGCAACGCGGCGCGAGGGGCTCACTAACCGAAAGGAGTCCAGCACATGGCTGGATACAGCGAGTCGATCACGCGGAGTGACACCCTCATTCCCGAGCCGATCGCGAACGAGATCATCCAGGAGCTTCCGAAGGCGTCGGTGCTCCTCAGCCGCGCCCGTCGCGCTCGGATGTCATCCAAGACGCTCAAGCAGCCGGTCCTCTCCGCACTGCCGGACGCGTACTGGGTGAACGGCGATGCGGGCCTCAAGCAGACCACCAAGGCCGAGTGGGACAACCTCGTCATCACCGCCGAGGAGCTTGCGGCGCTTGTCGTTGTGCCCGATGCGGTCATCGACGACAGCTCCATTCCGATCTGGTCCGAGGTTCGTCCGCTTCTGGTCGAGGCCATCGGTCGCAAGGTGGACGAGGCCGGCCTGTTCGGTGTCGACAAGCCCTCGTCCTGGCCCACGGCCGTGATCCCGGCCGCCAAGTCGGCCGGTAACTCGGTCACGGAGGGCACGGGCGACGACCTCGCACAGGATGTCGCGGAGCTCGGCCAGCTTGTCGCCGAGGACGGGTTCGCCATCAACGGGTTCGCTTCGGCGCCCGGTCTGAACTGGCGCCTCGTCGGCCTGCGCAACGAGCACGGTTCCCCGATCTACACCCCGTCGCTGGCCGCAGGTGCTCCCGCCACCCTCTACGGCTACGCGCTCAACGAGGTGACGAACGGATCCTGGGATGCAGACAGCGCCATCCTGCTGGGTGCCGACTGGTCGAAGTTCGTTGTCGGTGTCCGTCAGGACATCACCTTCAGCATCTCCGACTCGGCGGTCATCACCGACACTGACGGCAAGGTCGTCGTGAACGCCTACCAGCAGGACTCGAAGATCATGCGCGTGGTCTTCCGTGTGGGCTTCCAGGTTGCGAACCCGCTGACCCGGATTGGCGGCGAGAACCGCTACCCGGCCGGCGTGCTCGTGCCTGCGGACGCCTCCTAATAGGTGAGGGTGCGCTGATGTTGATTCCTGCCCCGTTTGCGGAAGTTGACGACCTGGAGTCGCGTTGGCGCACCCTCACCGAGTCCCAGAGGGCCACGGCGGAGGTGCTGCTCGCCGACGCCTCGAACCTCATCCTGTCCGAATGCCGCGTAGCCAATGTGGTTGACGACGACGACGAGGACGAGCTGGAGATTCGCACGGACACGCTCAAGCGAATCGTCTGCGCCATGGTCAAGCGCGCCATGCTCGCGCCGAGCGACCAGGCACCAATGTCCCAGGTGAGCTTCCAGGCGGGACCGTTTGGACAGTCCGGCACCTACGCGAACCCCACGGGCGACCTGTACCTCACTAGGAGTGAGCGCAAGTCGCTTCCATGCGGCAAGCAGTCAGCGTTCACGGTGTCGATGGCCGAATGGGAGTGACGTGTTCCCCTCGTTTGCACACACGGTCCCATGCTCACGCCCAGCCGTCCCGCCCGAGTACGACCGCCACGGAAACAAGATCTCGGATGGGGTTGCTGCGCTGACGTTCGACGCCGTGTATGTGCCGCCACGGTCAGCGCTGGGCACACAGATCATCGATGGCGCACTGCGCGAGACGACGATCACCAAGCCAGTCCTCTACGTCGAGTCTCACCCGGACCTCAAGTCGGGTGACCACCTGATCGTCAATGGCGAGTCCGGGTGGGAAGTTGACGGCACACCGACCGCGTACACGCATCCGTGGACCGGGTGGCAACCGCCGCTCGTGGTCGAGTTGCGAAGGAGCGACGGCTGATGGTCTACGTTCCTTCCGCTCGGCAGTACGGGTTCGACCTGCGCCTCAACGAGGACGTGATGCGCGAGGCCCTCAACAGTCAGGCCGTGCGGGGTCTCGTGGCGGGG